AAATTCACTATTGGTGGTTCTTCTCCTACATTTGATCTATCTGTAACAGGATTAGGTCTTAAGAAGTACGGTTAAAATTATTGCCCCTTAACTGGGGCTTTTTCTTATGGCATTTGTTGAAGAGTTAGATGTATTCTTTTCTGACTTCGCTGATGAAGTGATATACGATAATGACACATATATAGGTCAATTAGATCAACCTGATGAAGTTATAGTTGACGGAAGAATTTTAACTACTGAATATGAATTATTAGTTAAAACAAGCGATTTCTCTACAGTTGTTTTTGATAAAACTATTCAAGTAAACGGTGAAGAATATTCAGTAAGAACTATGATGAAAATAGATGATGGTAAGTTTTCTAAAATTATGTTGAGTAAGGATGAAGACGAATGACAACTAAAAGAGAACAGATATTAGCAAAAATAAAAACACAGTTAGCTGGTACTACAGGAGTAGGAACTCGCATATATAGAAATAGAGTGTCAGCTTTAGCTAAGTCTGAGACACCAAGTATTGTTTTAGAGTTTGTTACTGATGACCCAACTGTTAGTAATGGAACTATAGATATTTTGAATTGGACTTTAAGAATTAGAGTAATAGTTATTGTTAGACATAAAACTCCAGATACTAAGGCAGATGCGACTGTACAAAGTTTACATACCAAGATAGTTACTGATCCTACGTTAGGTGGATTATGTATAGACGTAAGACCATCGACAGTATCTTTTGAGGCTGTAGAAGCTGATACACCAGCAGGGATTGTAACTTGTGAGTATGAAATTGATTACAGAAGTGCTTACAATAATTTAACTTGATGAATTACAAGATAAGATATACCTATATGCTACTTTTTTATTACAATGAGTAATGAAAACCCTGGAGAAGGTGGGAGTTACCTACTAGATCCAAAAACTGGTAAACGCAAGCTTATCAAGCAAACACTTCCATTTCAAACTAAAACAGAGGTAACAACTGATGGCACTACAGACAAGGAAACAGTCGATTCTGATTGAGACAGAAAGTAGTTACAACGATAGTACTACTCCTACTGGAGCAGATGCTGTATTGGTAACTGAATTGAGTGTTACTCCAATAGCTAGTGATGTTGTTTCGAGAGATTATGTAAGACCATATCTAGGCGCATCAGAACAATTATTAGCAAACTCAAGAGTAGAAGTTTCTTTTTCAGTCGAATTAGTAGGATCGGGCGCAGCTGGTACGGCTCCTGGCTATTCCAAAGCGTTACTTGCGTGTGGTTTATCAGAAACTGTCGCTTCGGGAACATCTGTTACATATACCCCAGTAAGTGCAGCGTTTAGCTCTATTGCTATGTTTGTAGAAATAGGTGGTAGTGCAACTAATGAGAATGTCCTACATAAAATTCGAGGGTGTCGAGGAAATGTTGCATTAGAAGCATCCGTTGGAGAAATTCCGAAGCTGAATTTTTCGTTTACTGGGATTTACGAAACTCCAATAGATTTGTCTTCAATGTCAACTCCTACTTATAACCATCAACCAACACCATTATTATTTAAAGCTGGCAATACATCTGGTTTCAATCTTCATGGACATCAAGCTGGTTTAAATTCAATATCAATGGATTTAGGTAATAGTATTGTTTATAGAGAAGTAATTGGAAGTTCAAGTACTAAAGAAGTTTTACTTACTGATAGGGCAACTAATGGTTCAGTTGTTATTGATGCTGTAAAACCAGGTGTAAAGAATTTCTTCACTGCTGCACAAACAGATGGTACATTAGGAAACTTAGCGTTCTTGCATGGAAGTGCTGCTGGTAATAAAGTACAACTTACTTCTACCAAAGCAGACCTTGGTGATATTAGTTATGGAGATTCTGATGGAATCTTAACAATGGAGATTCCTTATACATTAATACCAAGTGCCTCTGGTAATGATGAATTTTCGCTAATTTACACTTAGATTTTTGTTGACTAAGTAGTTAGAATAAGAAGGTATATATTTGTTTATTATTTTTATGGCATTTATCAAGAAAAAACTTGCTGTCTATCCTTGGCCTGTAAAAGTCACTAAACCTTCTGATAGCAAAATTGGTGAATTTGAATCAATTACTTTTACAGTTAAATTTATTAGGTTAAAGACTTCAGAGCTTGAAAAGTTTGAAGAAGAAGTTTTAGATCCTGTGCAAACTTTAAAAAAAGTTGTTGCTGGGTGGATTGACTATACCGATGAAGATGGGAAAGATATTCCATTTTCAGAAAAAGAATTATTAGAAATCTCTGAAGATCCTGATATGGTTAAAGGAATAACAGATGGTTATAGAGATTTTTATAGTAATTTGCAAGTAAAAAACTAAGAGGTGCTGCCGTTCATTGGGCTGGCGGTAGCAAAGAAGTTATTGATACATCTGCTGATTTATTAAAAAAATTAGGAGTAGATGAATCAAAATTGCCTAAGAAAGAAGAAATTAATAATGATTATGAAGTCTATGATTTTAATTGGGATATAGTGCAAATGTTTCTTAGAATGAGTACACAATGGTCTACTTCCTTCGGAGGGTTTGTAGGATTAAAATATGAGGTATTATTATTACAAGGAGGACTCTTTGATCTTTATCACGTTGAGGATAGAGAAGAAATGTTAGAAGGATTACGGATCATGGAGAATGCTGCTCTTAAAGAGATAAATAAGGAGAGTAAAAAGTAATGGCACAAAAAATAGATAAGATTCTATTGCAGCTTGAGATGAAGGGTTTCCCTTTACTCAAAAGTGTTGGAAAAGATTTTAATAATTTATCTAAAGGTTTAAAGTTAACGACACGAGAAGTTAAATCATTTGCTCAAGAAATAAATAATGCAACTAAATTCAAATCACAAAATGAGTTTAAAGCTCAAATCAATCTTCTTCAAACATTGCGTAGTAATGTCGCAATGGGTAGTGCTGCATATAACCAGTTAGGACTAGCAATAAGAAATGTATCCTCTGAAATGAGTAACCCTAAATTGGGTCGTGTTGGAACTGCTGCAATAAAAGAATATCAACGCAGAGGAAACTTAGGTCGTAATTTAGCTTTAGAACAAGGCACTGGTAGTTTTAAAGGTTTTTCTCAACGTGCAACTGAAATAACAAATAGAGCAAACATGGCTGCAAGTGGCCGTGCGTTTTTAAGTAGTGCTGATGCACAGCTAAGACCGATGAGCAACTTAGCTCAACAAATTCAACAAATAGGATTATCACAAGTTGATTCTAAGTTTCAAAGATTAGGTCAATCTGTCTCAAGAGTTAGAAAAGATATTTTAGCTGCTGCACAGGCTGGAGGTAAAAATGTTAATTCTCTAAATGCACAAAGAGCAGCTTTAGAAACTCTTAGGAATGGTGTTGAAATTGGTAGCAAAAGGTTTAAACAATTAACAAGAGATATAGCAGCAGTTGATAAACAATTAGGAAGACTTTCTCAGAAACAAAATATTTTAGGAGGCATAAGAGGATTAGCAGGGGCAGCCTTTGTAGGTGGTGGTGTCGGATTTGCTGGAGGTTTAGTTGGTGGTGTTGGTGCTGCTATGACAGGTGGTAATTTTGAGCAAGGAACTCTTACTGGAGGATTAATCGCTAGTCAGATTGCATCTCCTATCGTTGGTGGAATAACAGGGGCTGCTCAATATACTGCACAATTAAGGAAATTAAAGATAGCTTTAAGAGATATAGTTCCAGATCAAAAGTCATATGAAATAGCTTTAGCTGCTGCTGCAAAAGCAACAAACGAGTTTAACGTGCCACAAGAAGTAGCCATAAGAGGTATTACCAGAATATCCGCTGCGGTAATAGGAGCAAATGGTAATATACACAATGCCACCGAAGCGTTCCTTAACGTAAATGCAGCTATTAAAGCTACAGCGGGTGGGGCAGAAGATGCTAAGTCGGCCATAACAGCCGTTGTTCAGATATTTTCAAAAGGGCGTGTGTCGGCAGAAGAGCTTTCCGGGCAACTCGGTGAAAGATTTCCAGCAGCCGTTACTCAGTTTCAAAAAGCTAACAAGCATATTTATGCAACAACTGCTGATTTACAAGATGCTCTTAAGAAAGGAACTGTTGGTTTAAGAGAATTAAGTAAATTTATTACTTTATTAGGTGATGACTTTACAGAAACAGCAGAAAGAATTGCAGAAAGTGATGAAGAAGCAGGGGCAAGATTATTAATACAACAAAATAGATTAAAAATTGCTATTGGAGAAGGATTAGTTCCATTAGGCGCAGAGTTCCAAAGTATATTTACAGATTTATTAATTGATTTTGTTCCAACTTTAACTTCTATTGGTCGAACAGTAGTTGGTGGAATAAATATAATAATGCCTTTATTACAAACATTGGCTAAAAACTTAAAAGAAATTTTAAGTCTTGTAATTGCAATTGGTTCAGCAGCTTTAATTACTAAAATAAGTACTATTGGGCTGTCGTTAGTAGGGTTAGTTGCAACAGTGAAAAAACTTGCAGCTTCAATTAAAATTTTAAATTTAGCAATGTTAAAGAATCCAATTTTTGCTATATCATTTGGAGTTGTTTTAGGTATTCAACAAATTGTTAAAGAAATGAATAAATTTAATAATGCTGTACAAGGTATTAAAACAGGTAGTGAAAGTTCAGCTAATTATCTTAGGAACTTACGAGATGAGTTACAAAAGGAATTAGATTCGGGCAAAAAATATAGCCTTGGAGGATTAGGCATCCCAATGAATTTAAGTGAAAAAGACAAAGCTAAATTAAAAGCAAGAATTGAAGAGATAAATAAAGTGTTTGAAGAAAATCTTGTTACTTTTGATGGAGAAAAAGTATTGTTTGGAGCGTTTGGAGGAGATGGTACTGAAAATAAATTTGGAAAAGCAGGGGCATTAAAGAATTTCAAAAAAGAGTTAGAAAGTACTGCGTTACTGATGGAAAATACAGTTGTAAATGGATTCATGAAAATGGAAGATGCGTTAGTCCAATTTGTTATGACAGGTAAATTAAGTTTTCGTGACTTTGCTAATTCTGTTATCAGTGATTTAACAAGAATTTTTATCAGACAAGCAATCACCAAACCTTTATTCAGTTCAATCTTTGGTGATGATTTCTTTAATGCAAAAGGAAATGTGTATGGACAAAACGGCATAGTGCCTTTCGCTAAAGGTGGAACAGTTGTTCGAAAACCAACTCTCTTTCCTTTTGCTAATGGAGGTGTTGGTTTGATGGCTGAAGCTGGCTATCCAGAAGCGATTATGCCACTTAAACGTACACCTCAAGGGAAATTGGGAGTTGAAGCTACTGGAGGAGGAGGTAATATTGTTAACGTAACTGTTAATGCTAGTGGCACATCCGCTGATGGTAATACAATGAAAGCAAATCAGCTTGGCAAAATGATAGGTATTGCTATAGAAGCCGAGCTTATTAAACAAAAACGACCTGGAGGGATTCTTTATACATAATGGCAACTTTTGATTCTTCTAGTGTTGGGTCTGACGTTTCTCCAAGCTATGCGCCACAACTTACTGTAAACAACGATGTTATCCAAGTGGACTTAGGGGATGGTTACGAACAGCGTCTTAAGCGAGGTATCAACTCTACTAAAAGAACTTATAGTTTAAGTTTTAAAGCAAGAACAGATACAGTAACGACTAATATTTTAAATTTTTTGGCTGATCCAACTAAAGGAGATAATGGTGCAAAAGCTTTTACTTGGACTCCACCTTATGGAGCTACTGGTAAATGGGTTTGTCAAAATCCAAGCGTTACAATAATTTCTCACAATTTAAATGATATTGAGTTGGTGTTTAGAGAAGTATTTGAGCCATGACTGATTCTTATATTAGTGAATTACAAAAACCTAACCCTAGTGCAATAATTCAATTATATGAACTTGAACTTGTTGAGGGATTACATTATGCGACAGGTAATCCAGATAGTGTCACTACTACATACTGTTGGCATTCTGGTATGACTGCTGCTGGTGCTGGATCTATTGTTTTTAATAGTAAAACTTATACTCCAATGCCTATTGAGGCAGAAGGATTTGATCAGAAAAGCGGACAAAGTGATGCAATAGCTAGGCCAGTTTTAAGAGTTAGTAATTTGTTATCTACAGTTTCAACAATACTTATTGAAGTAAATAAGATCACACCTGGTAATGATTTGTTAAACGCAAAATTAACAAGGATAGAAACTTTAGCTATGTTTCTTGATGGTGAGTCTACTGCAAATACAAATGCAACAAGTAGAAATCAGGTGTTTATCATTGATCGTAAGTCAACAGAAAATAGAGAAGTTGTAGAGTTTGAGTTAAGTGCTATATGGGATTTACCTAATTTTAAGATCCCTGCAAGACAAGTTTTACCTAGACAATTTCCTGGTGTTGGATCATTCCATGAGTAACTGGAGAATTGAAGCGCAAAAACACGCAGAGGATATGTTTCCATCTGAAGTTTGTGGCTTGATAGTTGTTATTAAAGGTAGAAAAAGATATATACGATGTAAAAACATAGCAGTTAATACATATGATCATTTTATTATTGATCCATTAGATTACGCTAACGCAGAAGATCAAGGAACAATATTTGGTATTTTTCATTCACATCCATATCAAACTCCATTTCCTAGTTCTGCTGATTTAACTGCTTGCGAAAATTCAAAAAAAGTTTGGTATATATATGCAGTTGCATTAGGCCAATGGCATGAATTTGAACCTACAGGTTATAAAGCTCCTTTAATTGGAAGACATTATGCTTTTGGAGTGCATGATTGTTGGACTTTAGTAAAAGATTATTATGAGTCTGTAGGAATAAAATTAAGAGATTGGGATAGACCAAATGATCCAGAAAGTTTTCGTATAAATCCTTATTTTGATAAATGTTTTAAAGATACAGGTTTTAGGGAGTTAAAACCTGATGAGGAATTAGAGCATGGTGATAGCTTATTGTTTTCTATTAATAGTCAAGGTTTAAATCATGTTGGTATATTTTTATTGCCACAACAGATGATATTACATCATATAGAGGGTAGACTAAGTTCAAAGGATTTCTATGGGGAATGGCTTGTAAAATGTACTGGAAAGAGGTTGCGGTATGTTAAGTAAGGTAAAACTATATGGAGAACTTGCAGATTTTTGTGGTGGTCAAAATCAATTTGAAGCTGTTATAAATCAACCAATAGATGCAGTACGTTTTTTGAAAGCAAATTTTGCTGGATTAGAACAACATATGTCTAGTCAGTTTTACAGAGTTTATGTAGGGGAACATAATATTGATGAAGAATTACTTGACTTTCCTAGTGGTGGTTTAGATATAAAAATTATACCTGTCGTTACTGGTGCTGGTAATGTAGGAAAAATAATAGCTGGAGTTGCTTTGATTGGTTTGGGTATGCTTGGAGGGCAAATGGGTTTTATGACTTTATTGAAAGAGCCTATTCTTGGAAGTGCTGGAATTAATTTTTGGGCTTTATCTGGAAAGATTGGTATGTTATTAGTTTTAAGTGGTGTTGCTGGTCTACTTACACCAACTCCAGAATTGCCAGATGACGAAACAGATCCTATAAAATCTTTTTCTTTTAGTGGAGTGCAACAGACTACCAGAGCGGGAACTGCAATTCCTGTTGTATATGGAAAAACCTTGGTCGGCTCAATTCCTATCTCAACGAAAGTTGAAACTAACGATATAGAGGCTTAATGGATAAATTCATTGCTGGTTCTGGTGGCGGTGGCGGTAAAGGCGGTGGCGGTGGTTCACGAACACCGTCAACTGATCCAGATTCATTAAACAGTAGATCTTTTGGACATATTGTTGATCTTATAAGTGAAGGAGAAATAGCTGGGTTAGTTGATCAAGGATTTTTTAACCCAATCTCAGGTGCAACTGATGCTTGGATGCGTTCAATATTTTTAGATAACACTCCTTTAAAAAATGCAGATGGTACTGTTAATTTTGATGATGTTATTGTTCGAGTTGAACATGGAACGTCAAATCAACCAGTTTTACCTGGCTTTGAAAAAGCATCTAATATTATTAATAATTCTCAATCAGGAGTAGAAATTGATGCAACAGGTCAACAATTTAATATTACTGATCCTAGTGTAGATCAGGTTCAATTTTTAATAAGTGTTCCTAGTCTGCAAAAAATAAAAAACAATGGAGATACAGAAGGAACAGAATTTACTTTTAAATTTCAAAAATCAGTAAATAATGGTGCTTTTTCTGATTTTGCAATAAATGGCGAGGTAGGGCAAAAAATTAAAGGTAGAACTGCTGATCTCTATCAAAAGCAATATGTGTTTGATATAAGTGCAGATACTTTTCCAGTGAGATTCAAAGTTATAAGAACTTCAGCTTCAGATACAACTTTTATGAATGACAATGATGGATTTATTAGTCATGTCAGTAAATTTTATGTCACCTCTCATACGTTAATTAAACATCAAGCATCTGATTTGTCTGGTACATATACACATAACAATGGCAGTGGTGGAGCAGGGAAAATAGTAACTATCACTTCATCCACAGATCATTTACTAGAAGTAGGAGACAGTATTGGTTGTGAATTTAATAATAGTACTAATACCAGCATGGTTATAACTACAGTTGTCTCACCTACTGTAATTAAAGCTGAACATACAGAAGATGCAAACGTAAGTGGAACTGTTACTTTCGGTCAAAGATTTAACTATCCTAACTCTGCTGTTGTCGGTCTTAGGATTGATGCAGAACAATTTAATTCAGTACCTAAAAGGTCTTATCTAATAAAAGGTATAAAAGTAAAAATTCCAAATGGTGTTACAGTTGACCCAGACAACGGCAGAATAATATATCCATCAAATTATGTTTTTAATGGGCAGCTTGGGTCAGCGCAATGGACAACAGATCCAGCCTGGTGCTTATTTGACCTTTTAACAAGTCAAAGGTATGGCTGTGGAGATTTTATAAGTGCTAGTCAGTTAGATGTTTATAGTTTTTATGCAGCATCTGTATATTCATCAGAACTTGTAACCTTTAAAGATAGATCAGGTACTGGTGTGGTTACTGATATTACGGAGCCAAGATTCAGTTTAAATGTAAATATTCAAACACGACAAGATGTTTTTAAGACTGTTAATAGCTTATGTTCAGTTTTTCGAGCTATGCCGTTATATGTATCAGGCAGTATAAGTCTGATACAAGATAAAGCTGGTATTGATCCGTCCTTCTTATTTACTAAAGCAAATGTAACCCCTGATGGTTTTTCTTATTCTGGTAGTGGATCAAAAACTAGAGCAACAGTTATAGTTGTTAAATATTTTGATATTGAATTAAGAGATGCAGCATATGAGCAAGTAATTGATAATGATGCTGTTCTTAAATACGGTGCAGTTACTAAAACAATTGATAGTTTTGGAGTAACTTCGAGGCATCAAGCTAGAAGACTAGCTAAGTGGTTTTTAACTACTCTTGCTACAGAAACAGATATAGTTTCATTTACTACAACAATACAAGCTGGATCATTAATAACACCTGGACAAATTATTGAGATTCAAGATCCTGTAAAATCAGGTGTTCGTAGGGGAGGTCAAATAACATCAGTTGCAACTGATAGCGGTAATAGTGTTATTGGAATAGATAATATTATTGATTTGCCAACTTTGGGCGGTGGTTTAGGTGGATTATTAAGTGTTATTCTGCCAGACGGACAGATTAGTCAAAGAGCTATAGCTGCTAATGGTATCAATGCACCACAACAAACAATCACTGTAGTTAATAGATTTCAAAAAAAAATTAATGATTCTAGTGGAAATAAACCTTTTTTAGATAATACAAGACAACCTAATCCTGTTTATACTGACACCTTTCAAGATACAGATCCTAATGTAGGATCGTTCTGGATTATAGAAACTACTGGTACAAGTGCAGCAATACAATCACAGTTATATAAAGTTGTATCTGTAGAAGAAAGTGATGATTTTACATATAACGTAACTGCTGTTCTACATAATGAATCTAAATATGCAGCAGTAGAAGAATTAGAAACTCTTAAACATAGAGATGTTACCAATCTTGATTTGATACCAGCAAGCCCTACTGATTGGGCAACTGATACAGGTGGTGTTACATACCCAATTGAACAATTATATAAATATAGAAATCAAGTAAAAGTTCGTGTTTTACTGGCTTGGAAACCTGTTAGTGGTGTTAATAGGTATGAAGTAAGATTTCAAAAAGATTCAAGTGGTTTTCAATCTGTAGAGATACAAAACCCAACTTATTCTATTGATGACATAGCTGTAAGTACATCATCAGGTGCTTCAACATTTGATTTTGAAGTTAGAAGTATTAGTGCGTCAGGCAAAAAATCTAGTTCTCCCTTAACAAAAAGCAATTTTCAAGTAGTAGGTAAAAACGCAAAACCTTCACAAGTTAATTCTGATTTTGCAGCATCTTTAGATCGTAATTTAGGAGTAGTCTTATCTTGGACTCCAATAGCTGCAACTTATCCAACATTTGCTGATCTGGATATAAGAGGGTACATAATATACGAAGGAACTTATGGCAGTGGCACTCTTTTAGGAGAATACAAAGCAACTTCAGTTGTTGTACCTACTCTTCCAGCAAGTAGTGATGCAAGTCAAACATATTCAATAAAAGCTGTTGATGATGATGGCAATGAAAGCGAACTTGCGAGAACAACAACTATCTCATTTGATAACCCTAATGCTCCTGTTACTTTAGGTGGTTCTTATGAAGATGATAATTACATTTTAAGTTGGAGTGCATCTGTAATTAATGGAAATAGATTTGCAATTGCAGAATACGAAATAAGGCAAGGAGCATCAGTAATAGCTACAACAAGCTCATTGACTTTTACTTTGCCAGTAACATGGTCAAACGATCAAACATTTAAGGTAAGGGCTAGAGATATAACAGGTAGAGAAAGTACAGACACAACACTTACTGCTGTATTTGCAAAAGCATCAGCACCAAATATTTCTTATTCTTATGAAGGTTCAAAAATAAGACTTACATGGGGAAAGCCTACAGAAGGTTCTACTAAAATTAAAGATTATGTTATTAAGGCAAGTGAAACTAATAATACTGATTTTGGTGCTGCTACGGCTGTAGACGTAATAAATTCTGAAAGTTATTTGTTAGATGTTGACCATACTGTTTTAAACACATCAAAAGCAAGAAGATTCTTTGTAGCAGCTAGAGATGCTAATTCGACAGATGATGCTAATACTCTTGGAAATGTTGGCCGTACTGGAATCCCAAACTATCCAGATGTATCAGTAAGTCCATCTCCAGCACCTACAAGTCTTACTGCTGTTATTAAAGGTAGTAGTGCTTTTGTAAGTTGGGATGAGGTTCCTTTGCCAACTGTTAATGGAGACGTAAATGGATTACCAATTGCTTTTTATAAAATTTACAGAGAAAATGCTGGTACCCTTGAGAGTGCTATTGGAGATGCCGATTTTCAACAAAACGGTACATCCGTCACAGAGGAAGTTACTTGGACAGATGCAACGCAAAAATATTTTGTAAGAGCAGTTGATATAAATGGAAATGAGGGTGTATTACAAGATGTAGATTTTACTGTTGCTGTACCGTCTGCTGTAACAAATTTAAGTGATGAAGTTATTGATAATAATGTCTTATTAAGATGGACGGAAAGTTCAGTTGGTGTAAATCAATTACCAATAAAACATTACAACGTATATAGAAATGATTTAAATACTTTAGTTGGGCAAAAATTAGGAACTTTTACAACAGTTTTTGAACAAGTAGGTGGTCAATTTGAATATATTTTAAAACCAGTTAATACTGCTGGAAATGAAGGAGCGCAAAATTCTGTTGTAGCAGAAGTTAATCAACCACCTGATTTTGTGTTAACACAAGATTTTGCAAGTACATTTAACGGTACAATTGTAAATGGATTTGCTGATGGCGGTGGACTGTTCTTTTGCATTAATTCAAACAGAACTTGGAAACAACATTTTGACCCAAATAACAATGATTCGTCTAGGACTTTTGGTGTTTATGGTGGCTCCACTAT